GTGCGTACCGTGTACTCGTTGGGCAGGCGAATCTTCAGGGTATCGCCGATCTTCGCGCCCTTCTTGGCGAAAGAGTCGTCATAGGACCTGTTGATCGTGCCGATGAAGTTCAGCTTCTGGTGCAGAATCTGCAGTGCCTTCCGCGTCATCGCCGTCGGCGTGATGATGGTATTAGACATGATTTGGGTTCCTTCTCGCCCGCCGAAGCGGGCGCTGGGATAGGCGGCGTCTCACGACGTGGCCGTTGAACGGAAACCCAGGCGGTCAGTACTTCAGCTTGCCCTCGTTGGCGAGTGCCATCCACTCACCAATGGGCAGCTTGTCCGGGTCAATCTTCCCGGCGTTCGCACCTCTCCCGCCCACCGGCTTGACCGGCGGCGGAGCCTGGGAGGTTTTCTTCGTGGGAGGCGCGGAAAGCTTCGCTTCGAGCTTTCCAAGCTCCCGCACCTGGCCATGTGGCGACAGGCGAGCGATGCGCTGCGCCTCGTCGGGGTGGCTTCCAAGGTAGTACTGGATATCCGGGCCATGATCGGAATCGAGGATGGCGTGCGCCATATCGTTCGTCACATGGACATCGGGCGCGAACGCCACATCGTCAAAGTCCTCGTACTTGGACCGCGCCGCGTCCAGCCTGCCTTCGTAGGTCTGGACTGTCTGGCGCTGCCGATTCTGAGCAACTTGACGCTGGTTGCGTTCACGTTCCTGGTGAAGGGCCTGCTGGACACGCTGATCGGCAATCCATTCGGTCCTTGCCTCCAGGTATGCTCCGTACTCCTGGAAATCCTCCTGACGCGGCTGCTTGCTGTCGGGCTGCTGCTGCTGGCGGGGTTGCTGGCCTTGCTTATCTTGCACAGCCAGTTGCCGCCAATAGTCGCGGTCGCGCTCAGCTCCACGCCAATTGGCCGTCAGTTCTGCGATACGTTTCTGGAAGCCACCCTTGGGCTTTCCCTTCGGCTTGGGCTGGTCTTCACCCTCACCTTCGGAATCGTCCTCAGTGCCTTCTGCGGCGGTACCGTCGCCGTCTTCATCTTCCTCCGAGGCGGCCGTATCCTCGGTCTTGGCTTCAGCGGCCTTTGCGCCCTCGGGATCGGGACCTGGGACGATATCGTCTTCTTCCATCTGTGGTGCGCTCCTTTGAGCGAGTTGGCCCGGGGAGCCGCCCCGGTGCGGATACTAAAAACCGCCCGGTTGGGGCGGCGTTCCGTTGGTGTTGGCGGGCATCATGCCCGGTGGGGCCATGGCCCCTTGCTGCACCGCAGCCGCGCCCATTAGCGCCTGCTGCACATAGACTTGCACAAGCTGCTGAAGTTGGCCGGTAGCAAGCGCCAGCTCCAGCATCTGCCGGGCGTTGTCGAGCTGCTGACCCTCGGTTTCGGCCTGCGTCTTGGCCGCCTTGGACTCTGCCTCGATAGCCTTGGGGTCTGGAGGCGGCGGAGGCGGAGGCTGCTCGCCCTTCTCCGGGTCGGCCTCCACCACGCCCTGCGCGATAAGCTGCTTGCGGAACCGCTCGGCAATATCCTCGGCGCCCGGCCAGTCCATGTTCTTGGCGATGAGGTCCATCACCAGACCTGCAGCCTCGGGCGCAGTCTGGACGAACTGCATCATCATCTCGGCGCTCTCCTGGCGCTTGGTCGAGAAGCTCGGGCCGGTCTGCACGAGAACATCGTACTTCCCGCGCGTCAGGTCGTGCCGAATGCTGCCGTCCGGCTGGAGGGCATTAACCTCCATCAACTCCTCGGAGTCATCCTCGCCCAACACCCGCAAGACCCGCTGGCCGTCGTAAATGCGGGGAATGAGGTCAACCAGCTGCTTGCCCGCATAGCCGATAGCGATGGCGAGGTTGTCGACAAAGGTGAAGGTGCCAACGTCGCCCTGGCGCTCACGAGCCAGGATCGCCTTGCCGCTCGACTCGTTGGACTGCTGGCCCAGGCCCGCCGGATGAATGCCGGTCGCGTTGTTGAGGTCACTGACGCTCTCCTGCTTGAGCTGCAGGAATGCGGCAGGTACCTGAGGGCCGTGCACCCGCTGCGGTGGGCCCTGAGCCGCCGGGTCCGCCTTATACGGCAGATAGGGCTGGTTGTCCGTATTCGCCCGCTCCCAGAGATGTTCATTGCCCTCGAACTGCTTCTCGGTGCCGACGAAGGGCGCCTTGGGAGCGAGAGCAACAGCCTCCACAGCAGCCGAGTTGTGGTAGTTCACCATGCGCTGCGGGTCTTTGGCCGTCCTGACCATGCCGCGCCGTACAAGGTTGTCGCCTACCCAGATTTCCTCGCCAAACACCGGGATGACCGGGATGTACCGCCCCGGCCAGTCCTCCGGCCCCTGCAGGACCTGCGCGCCGTTCACGATGTAGCGCACCACCTTCTCGCCGTCCACATCGCGGAATTGCGGCGTTTGCGGCTCGCGGCCCATCTCCATTTCAGACTGTGCGGCCATCACCATGAGCTGCGCCAGCTCGGGCTCGGGAAGGTCCGTGATCTCCTGCACCGTGCCATCCGGCATCATGGCCAAGCGGCGCTTCATCGGCTTCTTGCACCAGTACTCGGCCACCAGCACAGACTCGTTGGTGTACCAGTCACTCACCCAGTCCTGCGGGTGCTCGGCCTCAAAGCTCTCCGTCGAGGCTTTCGGCCACTCCTTCTTGAACGCCTCCAGCGTGAAGCGCTCCAGGACGAAGCAGTGCTCGGCGTCCTCCATCGTGGGCAGGCGCGCGTTGCGGTCCCACAACACCGCCAGCGGGTTGTGGATCGCCCCTATCCGGATGTCCTGGTCAAAGCTGTCGTCGTCCGCATAGAGCGTCAGGATGCGGAAGGCACCCTCCCCGCAGATCGCCGCATTCGCCCCGGCGCGCACATAGGCGGTGCTCGCCATGGACTGCTGCTCGATATTGCGGATCAGGCCAGTGAACAACTCGGCTGTCTTAGGGTCGGCGCCGTTATCGACCGGGCGGACCTTCACGCTAGGCTTGTTCAGCCGGATATCGCCCGTTACCTGCCGCACATGCTGGGCCAGGTGATCCGTCGTCAGGCAGGGGCGGCCGTTCGTCTCCCGCTGGCGCCTGATGCGATCATCCCACTGATCGCCAGCGAAGAACCTCAGATCGTCCAGCGCCTGCTCGTGGTTCTCCTGCATGGCCTTGCTGTCGGACTTGTACTGCTCGCGCATGTTGGCCAGGAAGCCGTCCTTGTCCTCCTTCTCGGGCTTGGCCTCCGGGCTTGTGGGGGCTGCGTCGTCAGCGTAGGCCATCTAGGCCCCCATCCAGCCGGTAGCGCCGCTCATGTGCGCCTGCCCGCTCTTCGGCTTGCGGGTGACCTTCTGCTCCTGCAGGCCCACCGCCAGATAGCGGAAGGCATCGGCCCCATGGCTGGCCCAGTCGTGCAGCGGTCGAGACTTGAAGATCTTCAACTTGTCATCCCATTCCCGGCGGTACTGCCTGAGAGCGTCTATGCCGCGCTTGCACTTGGTTTCATCGAACCACGAGCGAGCTATGAGGGCGCGCGCGGCCTGGATGCCGTCATCCACACCCAGCTTTGGGGCTATCGTGGCCTTGATTTTGAACCCCTCCAGGATCTCCACCCGGCTCTTGCCCGAACCCAGTTCCCTCGCCTCGGCGTCATGCGGCAGGATATGGGCCTCGTAGACGTAGGGCCGCTCCTTGATCTCCTTGGCGTACACGTCAAGCCCCACACCGGACCGCTCGATGTAGTCAACCAGGTGCAGCTCGCGACCACAGACCTGCAGAAACCAGATGGCCGTCGAATCGCCTATGCCCAGGTCCCACGCGGTATAGACCGGCGCCGACGGATCATAAGGCACAGAGCAGATGCGCTTGTCTTCCTCGGCCCGCTGCATCTCGCGGCTGTAGTAGGCGCCCACCACGCCGGCATCGAAGGAGCAGAAATACTCTTGCAAGAATCGCTGCTCCCCGTCGTCACCGTAGTTGGCGATGTACTCACGCTTGATGCGATCTAGCTGCTCCTGGCTGAATACGCCAGTGTCCTGGGCCGTCTGCCGCTCCGTGTACCATTCCGGCTCCACCTTGCAGGACTCGTAGAACGTGGCCGCATGGTTCCGGCCACGAGGTGTGGTGATGAACAGCGCCCAACCGCCGTTTTCCTCCAGGATCGGCTGGAGATATGCCCAGGCGTTCGGATCAGCCAACGCCCATTCGGACAGCACCAGGCCAACCGGCGGCGCGCCAACGAGGCTGTTGTAATTGTCCGATCCGACAACCTGCCAGGTCGAGCCGCACCGGAACTTGATGAACATCTCGTTGCCGCGCGTGTTCGCCCTGAGCTCCGGCGGGAACGCCTCGTCTATGCGGGCCTTGCCGGTATGCGGGTTGACCGCCTCCCAGATGGCCTTCCTGGCCTGCGAAGCCTCGGGCAGCATGTGCCAGTAAGTGCCGATGCGCTGATGAGCGGCCGTGGCCGTCCAGTGCAGGGCGATGTCATCCTTGCCCCAGCGGCGATGGGCGACCTCATAGGCCCTCAGGCCGCCGTTCTCCAGGTAGGACCACAGGCCGAGCTGGTAATCCCGAGGCCGCCAGTTATTCGGAAGCCGGATTATCGGCATCGGTAAAGCGAATGACCTGCACCACAAGCGGCCCCTCGCCGCCCTCGCCGGTCAACGGCTGCGCAGCCTTGCCCCAGCCGCGATCCAGCAAGGCATTGGCTGCGGCGACACGGGCGGCAGCGGGCGCCTTGGGCTGGTTCATGATGCCCGCTAGGCATTTTACAGCGCTGGCTGTGTGTTTCCGCGCTAATGAGCGGATATCCTCTTTCGCCTTCGCCATTTACCTCAATCCGGTTATTTTGCCACAAAAACGCCCGC